GTTATGCCCATGTTCTTGAATTTAGTCGGATTCTTATACTCGCCCTCGTAAACTGGTTTCGATATTTGGTGCACGTCTCCAACAATTATGATGCTTGATTCAGGACTAGCAGCTTTAATCATACAAATGTACTCAAAGTCAAACATGCTTATTTCGTCAATGACAATATTTGCTTTGGTCGGCAGTTGTTCGAAGATGTTGTGGTAAGTGTATGATGCGACGCCTGATTTGATGTGTTTCTCACGTAATGCCGACGTTGGCGCAATCCATAAGGCTGCGAATTGCGTTTGCACCAGTCCTTGTGTCTTGGATGTGCCAGCGTAACCAGTGACTGCTTCAAAATTGATCTTATCAGGTAACTTATCGATACACTGCTCGTTAAATTTAACTGTTTTATTGATGCCTTTCTTCGCGGCGCGTATGAAGCAACTAGCATACCTTCTGACGGCGGCTTTATCGGTTCTTTTGATGTATGTGACGCGTGCTTGTTCAAATTGTTTAGCTAAGCCTTCGATTTTATCCACCATAGGTTGTGCGTGATAACCGAAGCAGAACACATGGGATTCCTGTCCAACGGCGAAGCTGTCTGCCTCAACGTTGTCGAAGTGGCTAAGGAATTGGATTATGGTGTCAGAGTAACGAAAGCATTTAAATGCGATGCTCGCTCCTTCCTTAAGCGCTCTGTGCATGTGTCCTATATTTTGGTCGTACCATATTTCTGTATCGTAACCCATGCCGACATCTAGCAAGCAGATGTCAACTCTGTTGTTAATTCGAACGCACAAGTCTGAGAAGTCGGTGTAGGTATCGAAATTGAACAACGGCGAACCAGTGGGTAGTTCTTTAATAGCAAGCCTGCCATCGACATTTATGATGTTTGGATGGAGCCCATAGCTGCCTTTACCCACATAATGGTGTCCGGTGTATTCGTGTCTAGTGTCGAACTCAGCAAAGTTCGTCATGAGATTAACGCCAGGAGCCATGGAGAAGTCATGGTATTGTAATCTGCAATTAGGTGATGCGCCTGCATATAACTTGTCATAAATCTGTTTAAACTTCTCATTACGTTTGATAGCACCACCTTTAATTGGCGGTGTGAAGTGTTGGTCTTTGTAATTTATGTACAACTCTCTCTGGTGGTTCCCAAATCTTTCCATTGCCAACACGCTATCGTCCTTCACGTGACGATTGCGGATGCACAACTTGACTTCTAATACATTGGCTATCGCTAACTTGATTTGATCAAAATCATTATCGTCGATCCTGTAATCGCATAAATCAAAGTATGTCACGAAACTGGCAGGATTCTTGAAATTCAGAGCGCAATGTACCTTGATCTGCTTGTAGTAATCCGCAATTGACATCGTTGTTCCGGACGCACGGTAGGCGGCCTCTAGTAGACAATGATTATTGTCAAAGTTCTGGTCACGCCTAATGTTGTTAGTTGATTGTGATGCTCCGTTGATACACAACATGTTTATATCATCACATTTTGAGTAGCTCATGCCATCGAACGCGTTGTTGAATCTACCGCACAAGTAGCAAGCTGATGGATGCTGAGTCTTGTCATTGATAATGGAGTGAGTCTTCTTTATCTCCACACGTTTGTTGTACACAACGACGCCTATTGAGTAAGCACAAAGTTCTTCTTTCAGTATGTTGGATACCATATCCCAATCCAGCTTGTCGAGTCCGCAACCGAGTTTCGGGCAACACACGCTATTGACACAGTCTTTCTTTAGCATATTTCTAAGATTAACAATGGCCATCCTGAATTGCAGCATCGTTGGTTTGTCAGAATGGAATTTCTTCGTGACGCAATGATAAACCGATCTTGAGTTAGTGGAATAACACTCGCCTACCTTTATCTTTGATGGGATTTCGTTGCGGCAATGAAAGGCGGCTATAACTTGTTTCGCGAATCCTGCGGATAGTGCACCGTCAGCACTGACGCAATGCACGATGGGTCTGTTCGACTGAAATATGTCGCCGTCATTATATGTGAGGTCACTTATCTCGCTACCATCGTGCGCAACAAGTGTTATTTGCGATCTACATTTTGTTTGCGTCGTTTCAACGCTTTTCTCGAACACCCAATGTTTGATGCCATTACTCCCGCAGCCTAAATATGGTATGATAATGTGGTCATAAGCCAAATCGCTGCATTTGGCAATGACACTTTGTAAGGTGGGCATTATTTC